TGGAAGTGGTCTATAATGTTCTTGTCTGTTATAGCGTGTTGTTAGAATATCAGCAAGTAAATCTTCATAAACAGTCATTTCAGTTTTTTGTTGAATAACTTGTCTTGTGGCAACAGTAGGTGAAAAATATGATGTGTCTGGAACTGTAAAATACCAATAGTCTTTTTCTCCTGTGAAAGGGTTTAATTCATACATATCTCTAATTACTGCCTGTTGAGCTGTTAAACCATCGGGGTCTACACCAATTTCATAAGGAACAACACCATCTTCCCAATTAGCACTATTTAATTTTTTAAATTGTGTTCTTCCGTATTCGATATATTGCCCATTTGTGTTTCGTTTCCAAAAAAGATTCTTTTCTAATGTATCCCGTGGCGAGCAACCTTTAGGGAATACATCATTATAATCTACTCTACCTGACGATTGGTCTAAATTAGGTGTTCTATCAATTAATCTTAATAATTCTAAATCACCGCCTGCTTTATCTGGTATTTTGCCTTTTTCGAAATCTGCATATACACCTTCTTTGCGTAATTTTTCATCAGATAAAAGACGACTCATAATGTCAATGCGTTCGGGTGTTCTTTTGTCATCTCTTAATTCATTTGCACCATTTTTGATTTTAATATTTGAAAATGATTTATTGCCAACTAAGAAATCCAAACCACCATTACTTGGAGATGTTAAATAAGATGAAAATGATACGGGGTTGAAATCTGTAGCGGGAATTAGCCCAGTGAATACAACACCTGCGGGAACTACTACATTATAGTCCTTGAAATATGTTGCCCCTTCGTTTGCTAAATATTGAGGAATACCGCTTAAACCTTCAGGTTCTGATGTCGCCACAATTTCATAGTCTATCTCCATTTGAATTCTGTTTATAGGCACATTGGACGCCAAAAGTGATGAATCTAATTGAAATTGAACTTCTGTATCACCTGTTGTAAATTGTTTACTTGGATTAAGTCGAACAACATTTAAATTTTTCCAACCATATTCAGAGATTTGAGCTAATTCGTTTTGTTGTGTCAATGTCCGTCTTTCTATATCATTCAATTTAAATGATTTCATTATATATATATTATAGTTAGAAAAAATATTTTGAAAATAATATTAAAATTATATATTTGACACATTTTAATTTATAATCAAAGTAATAAAACACAATATTTAAATTTAATTTTAAATATTATTTATAATTAATTATATTCTATATTAATTAATTTTTAATTAAACGAAATTAATTAAGTATAATTAATTAAGCGTATTTAATTAGGCATAATTTCTACGAGGGCGTCCAACAGTTTTTTTTACTTTCTTTCCGCCAAGTGTTGCCAAAGCATCGGAAACGGTTTTTGCCACATTTCCAACAGTTTTAATACGGTCATTTCCTGTAAAATTTCCAAGCATATCAGCACCAGATGAAACGGCATCGGCTATATGTTTTAACATTGGCATTTTGCTTCTTGCTTCCTTGAGTAAATTGCCGAATGAAGAACCAACCATTAAAGGTCTTTGACTTTGGAAAATAACATTGTGTTTGTAATTACTGCCCCGAATCATACTGTTTGTATTTTGAACCAAATTTTTGAATTCGTCATCTCTCAACAAAAAGCGTTCTGCGGTCAGCAATCCCTTTTCTGGCGAAAACTTGTACATTGACGGAAAGAACGCGTGTTGATAGAATTGTGTTGTTGCTAAACCTGTTCCAGCATCATATGATGCGTTTTTATTTGAGACTGGAGCAAAAGATATGGTGAATGTGAATGATATTTTGCGGTCTTGTCCAACACATACATCACTTGGCAATCTAATGTCTTCACCACATTTTAGGACGATTACTCCATCCAAGAATGAACGATTTGCACTTGTTCCCGAAGGAGTTGCCGCAAGATTTACAGCTTTCCAAGCATTTGGAATACCTGTTTGTAATTCCGTGTAAAATCTATCTGCCAATAATTTTGTATTGGCGTTATTTTGAATTTCGTGTCTAAAAATAGCCTTTATAGTTTCTTCGTCATCATCTAAATTTTTCGCCGTTTTGCGTCTGATTTCATCCATATTCATATTATAAAGTGGTCCGTCGGTTTCATTATCAATTTGGAGGCGTAATTCTTCAATTCTAGTCGGCTTTAATGCGTTTTCAAGATTTGGAAGAATTCCGTTTGATGGTGTTGGTTCAAGATTATATATAATCAAATACTGAGGAACTGAATTATATTGTCTTGTTTGTAAAACTTTATTTCTGTTTGCTTCTTTATCATTTATTGATAATTGAATATTTTCTTGATGAACAGTTTCAGAAAAGAATGGTATGTGATAATCTTTAATTGGAATATCCAAAATACCATAATTGAATGTGAAAATATTAAGTTGCATTCCAACAATTTTAACGGAAATATTTGTAATATCCTTATTACTTGTTTTATACAATGAGTTCAAAACATTTGATTTTGTGAATTTAAATACCAAATCTGATGTTGGTAATCCTTGATAAACTGGATTTGATTGATAATCGGATACAAAGATATCGTGGAGCAAATCTTCTTTAACTGTGAAGCGTGTTGTTTGTGTTGATGTTGCGGGTGCTGCAACGCTAATGAAATCATACCAAGGAACGGGGACGGTGTTTGTTTGGTTATCTTTACCATCTACAAATTGAGTGAGGGCATAAGGATAAGGGGAGGCATTAGATGGAACCGCTGGAAATGGAACACTTGGAATTACTGCCCCAGCCGCATTTTTAAATACTGATGGTTTTTTGGTGATATATTTTTGGTTTGTATTGCGTTTCCAAAAGGTATTGCGTTCCAAAATATCAGTTGCGTTGCATCCTTGAAGGTATGTATCCCAACCAACATCGGGCATTGTCATTGTTGTAAGTTCGTATTTTCCACCTGCTTTTTGATCCATTGAACCATAAACATTGTCCAAATAAATACCACTCTCTCGTAGATTTTCCGCTGATAGAAGACGAGAAAGAATATCAATTTTTTCGGGTGTTCTGCTGTCTTGAACCAATTGAACTGTTTTGTTTGATATTTCAACTGAACTAAATGATTTATTACCAACCAATGCGTCAAGACCGCCATTTGATACGGATGTAAGATATCCTTGAGCCCAGTTGGCATTGTTAAAACCATTGTTATTGGCTGTTATAACAGGATTCATCGGACCCGTGGCGACAACTTCATATTCTATCTGCATCTGCACTTTATTGAGTGGAATATTACCACTTAGACGGCTGGAATCGCAAGTAAAAGTCAGCTGACTGTCATTTGGATTAACTACGCCATCGGCACTAATGCGGATGATGTTTTGAGCACGAAGCCCGTATTGATTGACTTCGTGTAATTGCTTCTGACTTCTCAAGGCTTGGTGTTCGATTTCTCCCAAAAGAAAATGAGACATTTTATATATATATTATATATAGAAAATAATATTTAAAAAAATGCAATATTATTTTAATTTAACGATTATGATTAAATAAAAATTGACACAAAAATATATTTTTATATTTAATTTATATTATCTATTTTTTTATATTCTATTTGCCTAACTATATAAATATATTTTACTGTTATTTTTTTCTTATATATATTTGATTCTCCATTTTCATTTTCTTTTTCTATTTCTAAAACTATATTCTTTTTCTTTTTCGGGGCATTTGACACTTCACCCGCATATTTATATAATGTTCTTGTGTTTTCATTATATATATTGTAAACTGGATTATTTATACCTGTTTTAATAAATATTTGTTTCAATACTTTTTTTGCTGTTCTCTCTGGTAAAATAGATTTATAATTTCCTACCTTATCACCATCTTTATTAATAAATCTATATAAATGCTTTATTTTTGGTTCTGGCTTTGATGCGAAAACATTGAAATTTTCGTGCGTGCTGTCGGGTTGGTATAATATTTTATTATCCGTCATATATATTAACAATACATAATAAAAAATAACTGTAAATTATTTTATATTTTATTTTACAATATTCTATATTTATAATGTGTAAAAAATATTTAACGATATTCAAATATTAATAAAAGAATACTTTTTTATTTGTTATTTAAAATATGTTTTTTTGATTTTAAATGTCTTTCTTTATGACCAAATGTATATTTTCCACCACATGGACATTCTTGTTTTTCTTGCAATTTATTTTTATTATTCTTATAATAATCGTTTGCTTTTTTTTTTAAATGTTCTTTATTATCGACATAATATTCTTTTTGTGTTCTCCCCACCCTCACAATATTGACACAGTTTTTCAAATTTTTTATGTAATGTCCTTCTTTTTCGCATAATTCTTTTTTTGTTATATTGTCATACTCTTTTATTGTTTCTATTTCACAATCTCCATATTTAAAAATTTCAAAAGATGAAACATATTTTTTATTTCCTTCCAAATATTTTTTATAATCTGATTTATGAACAATCATTCGTCTTTTTAAATTTTTTGTAGTGCTTCCAATATATACGCTGTTTGTATTTGGTGATGATAATACATAAACTATTCCATTCATTATTTCTTATTATACAAGATAACTTTATATGGTTTTTTAATAAAAAAAGATTTTTTTATTTGTTATCACACAATTATAATCGAAAATTATAAAGAAATAAATACAATCTTTGACACCTTCAAAAAATTCTGGTGGTAGATTTTTATATGATTTCCCTAATAATCTATTTTTATGTAAATTACTGTCATTAAATCCAATATAATAATCTAATTCGTCAATCAAAAGTCTGGTGTTTTTATAGTCGGTTGGAAGATGCCCCATAATAAATAAACTTGTATTAAATTTACGGGCTGTAATTGCTAAATGGTCTTGAATGTGAATAACTATTTTTTTTAATTCTGGTTGAATTTTATCAACATCATCCATAACTACAATAGAATTAGCAAAATATTTACTTAAATCGTCATCAGACATTTCCGCAAAGTCCATCGGATTTAATTGTTTCATTGCTGGAATTTCTTTTTTATTTAAATTTACATCCATTTCTTTATCAGTAGCACAAAAATAAAATAGTTTTAAATTATTTTTATTTCCTTTTAATTGTTTGATTATTTCACTGTTAATTAAACCTTTTCCACGCCCCATTTTTCCAGTTGATAATAAAATATGTGATTGTTTTGTTGGCATAAGAAACGGATATAATGTTGTCCCTTCTGATTTTATTATTTCTTCTAAACCATTATCAGATAATTTTATATATATTTTTTCATCTTTTTTATTTAATGCGTATGACACAATATAATCATCTTTTGTTGGTCTTTTTGTTGTTTCTAAATTTCTATATGACATAAATTTATTTATATCTTCCAATAAATCCATTTTTCTCGCTTTTATTTTTGGTGGCATTATATATATACATAACAATTAGAAAATATATTTAAACATAACCAATTTTTTTATTTTTTTTCATTACTCCACCTGTTCTTCCGTGTAATGGCAAACTAACATTCAATAATTTCGCTGTAAAGTCATTACCCTTTGTTAATTCACCATAAGGGTCATAATATGGCGTTGTATCCAATATATTGCGTCTTACATTATCTTTTGCGGTTCTTTTTGATTGTTCGGGCGCTAATGCTTTAATTCTCTTCATTTCGACTTTTTCTTCGATATTTTTTAATTCATTTTTTACATTTCTAAATTTCGCATCTGATTTAATTCTATCTTTTTCAATCTGCGTTTTTTGTTCCATACGAAATTTATACGCTTCATTATCAAAATTATCTTGTTCTAATCCTGAACCTGAATATGGATAAGTCCCGTCTCTACCTATTCTACCATTTTGAAGCATAAACGATTTACTTTTACTATCTACATTATAACTCTTTCTTGCGTCTTTTTGATTTACTTTTACTTGAGTATCCCATAAACCCGCTTTTTTGACTTTTTTTGCTTTTTTAACTGGTTTCTTTTTCATTCCTTGTCCTT